ATCGACCGGCTGAGCTCTCTTATAAAGCCGGTCGTAGTACTTAGGGGGGTTCACCTCCTTTCCATTAATCTCCACGCGCCCGTGGGGATATACATCACTCTGAAACCTCTTCATCCAACCAGCGCCGATACCCGGCTTAAGGGACATATGGCAAAACTCCGGCTCAAGGCCCTTATAGTGCTCCTCCGCCAAATCACCTGTGACCTTGTCACAGATATAACGAGCGCAATATGCCGCGCTCTGAAAGTTCAGCTCTCCAACATCACAGCGACCTTTACCCCACAACTCCTCCAGGGTTGGGGAACGATATCGACCGTTATCCAAATACTTATCGAAATCAAAATTGAGATTGAACAAACACGCATGAAAATGAGGACGCCGATTCTGCGTCCCATACTCCCCACACATATAAAACCTAACAAACGGGGAGAGCTCCCTCTTACGAAGTCGCTTCATGAAAAGCTGATAGTCCTCGTACACGAGATTACCAGCCGGGGGCAAATGCTCATCCGCATAAGTCAACGTGACCATGCAATTACGGTCGTACAACGAAGCCTCATGCACACAGCGCACCGCCCAATGCCGAGAACGATCAAGCCTACAGCCAACACACTGGCCACAAGCAAGCCAAATCGTATCGCCGCCGCCAGTCCTGGCGAGCTGCGAAAAAAAAATCGCGCCAGTCGATGAACGAAAGGCGCGAATAGGGTTGTAACAAGCCACGATCTAGAAGCGATAGCCGCCACGCATCGGAGGCGGCGCCATGTTCGCCGACTTCGTGTGGCGAGCCTTGGACCGAAAATTCTTGACCGAACGACCCTTGTTGACGTTGAAACGACGTGAAGCAGCCATACGCACCTCCTATAAAAAATCGCCTCCAGGAATAACCACAAGGGGCCGCCAAGACGCCCCGGAGGCTAGATGATACCGCAGCCTCTCCGAGTCCGCTATACCGGCCCTACGGGCCTGCAGGCGAGCCGAGCTCGCCTACCAAAAACATGCGACAAAGCCGCACGAAAATACCAACTACTTAAACCTTGAAATAAAACGTAAAAATAGGTAATAAATACAAATACATAGACTAACAAAACCCAAAACATATATATCTGGCAAGTGCCAGAAACAAAGACATTCAATACCATAAAAACAACAGATTGAAAAAAAAAGCCAGGTGAAAATCACCTGGCTATACCGCTACGCGGATTAAAGACACCCCAGACGGGTGTCACCTGGACCAGTTACAACAAGGTGAGAACTGGTCAACCCGCCAAAGGCGGGTTATTCCCTCCCGGGATAGGCTTCGCCGGGTCCTTGACAGGCTCCAACGGCTGTGGTACGGGCTTCGGCCTCGAATCCATAGCCAGCCCGAGCTTGACAGCCTCGTCATAGTTCCGATCATCGGAACAAAAATCCATGAACCGTCCCGGATCATTAGCGAAACGCTCACGCACCAGCGCAGGCATCTGCGCAAACGAACGCTGCGAATCAAGCAGCACGTTCAAAGCGTCCTGATAATTACCGACGCCATCAAAATCCCCAAACATCGGGGGGCGAACGCCAGAAGGCATATCACGACCGACGCCGAAGCGCCGCACGATCGTGTTGATATCACACTCCTCCTTGTGCGACTGCTTCGCACGAGAAACATCCAGGCACTTAAGACCGGACTCGTCCGATGCCTTATCACGGTCGTAGTTATACGCCGACCGAACAAACGGGAGCTCGACACGAGCATCCACCATACGATGCGCGACAAAAGCATCCGCATCCGCAGCCAGGTCATCGACCTTTAACTTTGCCATCACCAGCTCCTAAACGATTACCGATGCGAACATCACGGTAAATATTAGCCGCGCCACCGGCACCAGAAATCAGCCTTTGCAACGGATCGAGATAATGCGAATACCGACCATACGGCGTCGACTCCACAGCGGCCCTATTACGAGCCTCAGGAACCTCCAACTGCCGCAAAACCGCCTCCGCAGAATCCCTACCTGCAGCAGACAAATTACGCACAGCCTCAGATCTCAAAACCTCACTAATCTGCGGATTACGCGCAACCTCATTAGCAACCGACTTAGCCTGCTCGTCGGTCAAACCCCCCTTCTTCAGCTCGTTAGACATACGAACCTGAAATTCATAACCCTGGTTCGTGCTAGACGGCCCTGAGAGACCGGTATCCTTAACCTTAAAATCGGTCTCAACATTAGTAGCACGAGCATTAGCAGCCGCCTGGGCAGCCTCGGCACGCGCCTTCTCAATAGCAGCCATCGCAGAAGAAACCGCCGTGGCAGACGCCACAGCCGCACCAGCAACGTTCTCACGTTGCGGAATCGCAGGCGCCGGAATAGAAGGCGCATTAGGAGTGGACGCACCACCCTGCGAATAAGCCAACATCGGATTAAGACCCGCAGCTTCCAGATCCTGCACACGACGCTGATAAGCAGTGTCCGACATATTCTCTTCCCACTGCATCTGAGCACCCATACGCTCCCACATAGAAGCGTTAGCCTTGTCCGCATCCTCCGAACGAGCGACATTAGTCTGCTGAGTGCCGGCGGCCTGCAAAACACCACCGATAAAACCGCCAAGCCCGTCCATGGCTAAAAATGATCAATCAAGCCAGGGACAGAGTACAACGGCATCGGCCGCGCCTTCTTCGCGACGAACTTCGAATCGAAAATAAACTGCTGCCCATTGGCCGCCGAACCAACAGCCACGATGCGCGACACCGGCGGCGTCTCCTGGATAAACGTCGAATTGAGCGTGGGCAAACTCGTAAACTTCTGCGCCAAATGCCAACCGTCGATCGTCCCCGAGGTCGTAGACCGAAAAAGCGAGGTGATCATCGACGGATTGTAACGATACTCCGCCCACCTCTCCTGGTAGCCAAATACATCGTCATCAGCGGCGGCACCGGTCGCATAGATCTCCTTGTTGAGCACCGCCTGCTCGCCCAACATCGCGAAAACAGGCCAATAGAAATCGTACCTGGTGCGCCGCGACCACATACGCCGCATACCCTGCTGATAGGTAAGATCAGCCCTGACCGAAACAAGACCAATAACACAGCCGTGCTCCGTAAATGACTGAGAAAACCCGTTGCGGCCCAACGCCGTGCCCATGGCCGCCAACGAACCCAGAGGCGTCGTAGTTCCCGAGGCCGACGTTCCAGATGTCTGAGCGATGGGATTGATAACAATCGGGACGGAATTACCCCCGAGATACTCCGGACGCTGGAGCCGCGCGTCCGGCGACACAACACCAAAATGCGCACGGATGACCTCCGTATAACGAGTACCACCTCGAGCATCCCGCTCGAGCAGCTTCTGAATCTGAAATGACTGTCGGAGCTGATTAATCGTCGCCGCGGTCGCCTGCGAGAGATCCGCGTAAATCTGCGGATAACCGGTAGCACCACCCGGGCCCTTGACATAAAACTCGTTGTCAACAGCGCCGGCGTCCATCACACGCGAGGTCGCATAGGTCTCCGTCCCGGTGGTCTGCCCCGACACAAACAAACCGGTCTTAGGCGTGGTATTCCACGAATTGGTCGCCTTACCGATGCCAATAACCGGCGCAACATCACCGAGCGGCAACGTAACGGAGTCGCCCTTCTGTGGCCAGGGCAACGCAGAGGTGAAATAATCCGGCCTCTTACCGCGCCGCAAGAGCACATAATCCGTCGAAGCATCGGGACCGTCATCGAGGTCGACCACCACGCTATCCTGCAGATTCTCATCCCTGAACCACTCGTTATAGATGAGATTGTAGGCACGTGAAAAAAACGCGCAGGCCGAAATGGTATTCGGCGCCGTGACCTGGCCGACGGTCGGCAGACCCATGTAATCGAAAAGCTCCTTGACGGGGAAACCGTTCGCCGGAGACACAACCTGCGGAACAACGAAATCGATCGAATCGTCCGGATCACGCTGCTCGCCCATGAACTTCCGCCAGTTCGTCCACACCAGGCGATAGGGAACGAAAAAATAGAACGTGTCGAGATGCAGATTGTCCATAATCGGAAAAATCGGCGTGGCCAACCGAGCAAACATAGTGGCCGAAAGATTGTGCGTATCGCCTGGTAAAACCTCGTCCAAATAAACCGGGATGAGATAGCCAGCATCGAACGTCGTCTTGTGGAAAGACTCCACCTTGAAAGCCGAGCGCGGAATATCCGCCTTCGGCACCATCGAAAACTGATGGATATCGACTGACTGATTTCGAAACATCAATCCTCCTTCGAAAGCGCGGCATCAACACCCCGCATCAAACGCTCAGGGTCATGACCGTGCGAAATGAACGACCCCGACGCCTCGTCGAAGTCACAGAGAAAAAACAAATCATAATCAGACGGATGCGCAGCGAGCGCGCTCTCCGCGCGCTTAGCCTCATCCTGGAACGAGCGAATAGCCTCGCCCTTGGAACGAACGAAAATAGGCTGTCCATACGCCTGGACAGCCGCATCGAACACCGCT